AATTCCTCGAATAAGTCTGCCATTACATGCTCCCCCTCAATTTGTTGATAACTTGTTCACGAGATAAGCCGTATTTTTTAGCCGTCTCATCAATGTCTTTGCTGATTGTGTCCGGATCTCTCCCTCTTTGAGCAGCAAGATCCTTGATAAATTTATCGTTGCTTTGCGTTTGAATGTCCGTATATGCCTTTGATGCCTTCATGCGGCTTTCTTGCAAAATGCTTTCAGACACCTCAATCGCCTTCTTTTGATAGATCTGTTTGATTTCCTTCTCGCTCTTGCCTTCAAGGTTAAGATCCTGCGTTGCATAAAACATATTGCGGATTGCTTCGTTTTGATATTCCGGCGGCAAGGCTGTCTTGAAATAGCTTTTCGCTTCGCTGAATTTATATCCGACGTCTGAAGTCGCTTCAGCAATGCGGGCTCTTGTTGCTGTGTTGATCTGATTATTCAAAGAAACGGCGTCTTTTGTGGTTAGGCTCCCGTCAGAATGCAGATCAACAACGGACTGTCTGATTGCTCGAATGCCGTTCAAATATTCCGTGCTATCTGTCGAGCTCTCATTCAAGTCATAAACGCGCTGCAAAACATCCGCCATCGATTGCGCATCCGAGATCCTTTTTTCGGCTTCCGGCTTAAATTGACGAATAGCACGACGGGCTTTAACAGCAAAAGCTCCGGAAATATCTCCGGAGAATTCCATGTTGTTAATATATTGCAGCTTCTCATCATAAGAGCCTTGTCCATAAATAAAGTCGGTTGTTTTGCTCTCGCCTTGATCCTGTCTGACGCTTTCCTCATATTTATCCATGAGATGCTTGTTTGTCTTGACAGTGTTCAAGTCCTTCAAAAGATCGTTCATGTCTTCCGGTTTGACGTTATACTTGCCTTCTTTGAGGTTATTGATGACGGCTTCCGGATCTGTTTCAGCCTGTCTCAATATCATGTATTTGTCCCAGCCCTCGACTTGCTGCGCTCTTGATACTTTTTGAGCTCTTGAGATATATCCTGCTTTATAAGAGTTCTCGAGATCGGCAATATAGCTCTTTTTGAAGACAGCGTTTCCGCTTTCAACAAAAGCCTTTTTATTGCGTTCAAGCGAGATCGCAAGATTTGCGTTGTTGTTGTCAATATACTTCCGGCGAAAGATTGCCTTGAGCTTCTCGTTGCTTTGCATTTCATTGATCTTGTTGTTCATCTCAAAGGCTTCTTTGTTGCGATCGTTTGTGAAGCCTCCGGCAATGTTCGGGACAACGCGGTTTAAGCGTTCGGAGAGCTCTTTTTCTTTCGCTTGCAGATCTTTCGGGCTCGAATAATCGTTGTAATTTTCAGCTTCGTCCATGATGTCGTTGATCTCGGCGACCATTTTGTTTTTGCCGTCCAGCGTTTCGGCAGCGTTTTGAGTTTCCTGCCACTGGACAGCGACTTCCTGCATCGTGTTTCCGAGATTGTTTCCGGCACGCATCAAAGCATCTGCGCCGCTTGTGTCCACTTGCGCTCTTTTTGCAACGCGAATGTTTGCGTTTGTTGTATAAACGGGTAATTTAGCCATTGTTTCAGTCTCCTTCGTCGTCGAGGCTTGAGCCCCAGTATTTGTCATAAGTCGCATAGCCCTTCATTCCGGAAGCTCCGGCATTCAAAAGGCTCGCGTAAAATTTACTTTTTGCGTTTGCCTTCGTCATTTTCGATTGATAAGCAAGATTTGCCTTCTCCATGTCGATATTGAATTTTTGCCTGCTTTCCTCAAGTCCGAGCTGCGTCAAGCTGTTTGATATACTTTCGGCAACAGATCCGGAGACTTTGACACCGTTTGCTCCGGCAACAGCGACAGCGTCGCCCTGCAATTTTTGACGCTGCTGCCGATATTGTTCGGTTAAGATCTCTTTTTGAATTTCAAGCTGCTCCGACTGAAGAGCATATTGTTGTTGCTCGTATTTAGACGCTTTTTTGTTTGTATAAGCCCCCATAAGCTGCGAGCCGACACTCAAAGCAGTTCCGGCAGCAAATAAAGCACCTGCACCCATGTCTCCTCCTTATTTATCAACTTCATTTATAATCGGAGCGATCGCCAAAATATTCATCGGCAAAGGCTCGGATTGTTCAACTGTTACATTTGCGTCCCAAGTCCACCCTTGATTATATTTGATATTCGGGACAATTCCTGTGAATAGCGGCTGCGGCGTTCCCATCGGCGTCGTCGGATCACGATATTTGACGCGCTGCATGTGCTCATGATCGAAGCCGACCGAGCATCCGGAAGTCCGCCAAACTCTCAAAGACAGCTCGTGGACGCGCTTTCTCTTTCCGGTTGAAGTGCCTTGTTCGCTTCCGCCTTCAAAAGGCATCGTCCGCATATAAGAAACAAAGCCGAGCCCTGTGATGATATAGAAGGCATCCTTCTCAAGCCGGATCGATCCGCTTTCGACTGTTCTGTTTGATTGCACTGCACCATCTGCCAAGATCTGCACGGATTTCCCTTCCAGATGTCCAAGTCCGGAGAGGTTTTGAACACTGACGCCCCATTCGCCGCCAGCATAAGAAGTCGCGTCAAAATCTGACAAAACAACGCCGTTGACGTGCGTGCTGTCCGTGTATTCCGTGATCTGCACTTCGCCGCGCATATTCAAGTCAGCATCAACGGCGCGGATGCGTCTTCCGACCGATCCGGACGAGAATGTCGCAGCAGATGCCGTCAATGTGATCGTTCCGGTTTTAGCCGAGAGCGTCAATGTTTTGCTTTCAGTCGCTTCGAATGCGCTGAAATACAAGCCGTCTCGAACATACCAGCAAAGATTTTGATTTTCCGGCGTGATGATGTCCTGCATCCGCTCGATGTGTCTGACTGTCTGTCCGTTCACTTCGCGCTTGACTATGAAATAAACTTCATCATAAAGCCCGTTATATGAAGGGATTGCTTCCAAACTTTCGACAACGCCGTCAAACTCGAGCAAACACCATGCTTGAATTTGTTGATTTGTCTCCAGTGTCAAGCCTGCAATCTTGCCGTCTTCACGCAAACACCACAAAATGCTGTCCGGATTTTTTTGATGTGCAATGTCAATGATCGGAGATTTGAAAAGATGCTCCGAGTATAGTGAAACGTCGATCGCTTTGTATGCGTCGAGATAATAGTCATAAGTGAATTGTCTGACCTTTTTGCCCGTTCTCTGCACAAAGTGGATCATACTGTCAACAGTGATCGGCTGGATTGCCTCAACACCCCAGTTTGAGCGAGCTCTTGCCGAGACGTCTGTCGGCGTGATGCCGCTGTCGCCCGATCCTTTGACAACGAATTCCGAGCCGTAAGTCCCGACAAGCAGGAAGTTCGATCCGATAATCCATTTAATATCCGAGCCGTCGCCGGATGCGTTTGTTGCCAGTTCGATATTGACCGCGCCGGAGTTCTCATTGCTGACGGCTGGCGTAAAATCTTCGTAAGCATAAGGACGCGAGCCGTAAACGTTTCGCGGGCTGTTCGGCGTTCTTCCATAATAGAGACGCCCATCCATCAAGCCGACTGTCGAAGGATAGCCGCGATAATCGCCCCAAGCTCCCTCGCTCCAGTTCTTCGTTGCTGAAGTGGTTGAGAGCTTCCATTGCACGGCTGCGGTGACGTGTGTGCTGTCCGTGAAGGCTGTGATCTTGAAAAAGCCTTGTCTTTCAACGCCATCGACTGTCGTTGTCGTGCCGAGACGCCACATTGAGCCGACGTGCTTTGAATTAAAGATCGGAGATGATGCCGAGACTGTAATGTTGCCCGTGTCTCCGGATGCCATCAAGGTTGTTGAAGTGAGATTTTCGTTCAAAAAAGGCGTGCAGTTGAAGGAAACTGTCTTTAATTCCCAGTTGTTCGCAGCGTGCCGGATCAGTTCAAGCGGCTTGTTTGCGTTGTTGATGTCGTCTTTGTATGTGATTTTGATGACGTCGTCGAGCTGCACATATTGAATTGTTGCGAGTTGCGCTTCCGTGAATGTGTTGCTGATCTCATAAGGATCGCCGTTGCCGTCCACAATATAACCGCCATTTGAGAAAAAGCGGAAATATCCTGCGCCGCATTCAATGATATAGCTGTCGGTTGCGGAAAAAACGAATTTCAAAAGGCGGGCTTTGCCGTTGTTTTTTGTGCTTGTGATGAATTCAGATCCGGCAATGCGGGAAACAACGCCAAACGGACGCACCCAGCAGTTGCGGCATTTATCCAAGCAAGAAGCATAAGGCTCAATGTCCACACGTCCGAACATCAAAGGCGAGACTTCGCCTCGAGCAAAAGTCGGATAAATCGGGGAAAATCTTGTCATCAGCACCTCCCGTCAACATAAACGGATCTTGTCCATTCGTCATCCTTTGCGAATTTTTGGCTTGCGTCGCGTGCGTTCATGGATTTTGCAATCGGCAAAAGATGGCTGTGATAAAGTTCTAAAAGTTCATTTTGCTTTGATGATGAGTTCGTCAGATCGAAAGCCACATCATAAGCCAAGCGGCAGCAGAAAGCGTCACGGAAAGCCGGAAGCCATCGCTTGTCGTCTTCTTGAAGATAAGTGTATAAAATACCGACAGTCTCATCATTTGCCTTCAAATAGTCGCCTTCGAGATCATATTGACAAGTCGCGTCAAAGATCCGGATGCAGTCTGCCGGAAGCTGAAAGTAATTGCCGCCGCCCCAAGTCGGAGAGACCATCAGCTTATTGAGCATCACTCTCTTTTTGGCAAAATTCCAGCAGCACTCGGACAAGATGCTTCTCAAGCTCTCT